AGTTCCTCGAGATCATTAAGAACATGGAGATGACCAAGCGTGCTGGCTGAGTTACTCTCAGACTTGGCCACAGCCGCTGAGTTTGATGCTCAGGCGGATCATGATCGCATTGCCCAGATTGCCCATGCCAAGTGGGTTGCCAGCGCTCACAAGTACCAGATTCCCCCACCGCTAGAGCAGGATTATTCGGTCTGGATGATGCTCGCAGGTCGTGGCGCGGGTAAGACTCGGTCTGCCGCGGAAGCCTTATGGTGGTGGTGTTGGATCAACCCAGGAACCAGAGGCTTGGTACTGGCTCCTACCTCTAATGACATCAAGTTCACCTGTTTTGAGGGGCAGTCAGGGCTGCTTGCCTGCATCCCCAAGGAACTGGTGGTGGACTACAACAAGCAAGATCACCAGATCAAACTGTCCAATGGCTCGATTATCCGGGGCATCTCTGGCGACTCCTATGAGCGTCTGCGGGGTCCTCAGTTCCATTGGTGCTGGGCAGATGAGTTGGCGGCATTCCAGTATCTGGGTCCTGGGGAGGCTTGGGACATGATGATCATGGGTCTGCGCCTTGGAAACCATCCCCGGGTTATTGTGACCACCACGCCCAAGCCCAAGGACTTGATCCTTGATCTAGTGGGTCGGGAGGGCGATGATGTGGTGATTGACCGCGCCAGCACCTATGAGAACAAAGATAACCTAGCCCCCTCATTCTCTAAGCAGCTAGAGCAGTACAAGGGCAGCAAACTGTACCAGCAGGAGGTGTTGGGCGAGATCGTTGACCTTGAGGATGGCAAGGTGGTCAGCCGAGATATGTTCAAGTTGTGGCCACATGACAAGGCATTCCCCAAGTTTGAGTACATCATCCAGTCCTATGACTGTGCCTTCAGTGAGAAGGAACACAATGATCCGACCGCCATGACCACATGGGGCATCTTCAAGCCCATGGACGGACCCATGTCGGTCTTGCTGATTGACTGCTGGGCAGAGCATCTGGCTTTCCCCCAACTCAAGTCCAAAGTCCTTGATGAGTGGCGAGTCTCCTATGGGGAGGGCAAGGATGCCAAGCGCCCTGATCTGATCCTAGTTGAGGACAAGGCGGCTGGCATCTCTTTGATTCAGGAACTGAGGCAGGCTCACTTGCCTGTGACTGGCTGGAACCCGGGTAGGGCTGACAAGATGCAGAGGCTTCAGATCACGGCGTCCATCTTTGCGACTGGTCGGGTCTGGTTGCCTGAGTCAAGTATCCGAAAGGGTTACGTCAAGGATTGGGTAGAGGGCTTCCTATCCCAATTGTGTTCATTCCCCGACTCAACCCATGATGACTATGTGGACAGTGCAACTCAGGCGATTCGCTATCTGAAGGATGGTGGCTGGCTCGACATTAACCCTGAGCCGCATTATGATGACGAAGACTATGCGGAGATCAGACCGCAACGTATCAACCCTTACGCGGCATAAATACCATGGGAATCAATAAGATCATTGAGGGCGGTTTGGGCATCATCAAGTCTGCGGGTCGGACTGCCCATGCGCAGGAGGCGGCCATTCGTGCTGCACAAAATGCCAAGGTTGCCGAGCAGATGGCGAACTTGCCTCCCCGGAACAAGAAGGCGAATGAGGCTTTGGGTCTGTACCATCCTGTGGGCGGGGGCATCAAGTTATCTAGACCCGTGTCTGGGATGCACGCGACGACGGTGCCTGACCCCAAGTTCAACCCGCCAGAGATTGGGATCATTACGCCTGAGCAGATGGTCAAGGAAGAGGCGGCCATCATTCCCTTGGTTGGGGATAGAGCCGCGGCGGGTAGGTATCTGACCCATGTGGGTGAGAATGAGTTGGAGGAACCCGTGAGGTTGACTGGTGGTGCTCGCTACATGGATGCCAACTACAACCCTGTGACCCCTGATGAGTCAGCGGCTTGGGAGTCAGGAGCCGGGCGCATCTCTGCCTTGAGCAAACAGGCTGGTCGTGCTGGTGAGGGCGGTCGCCCTGTCTATGGGATGTATGTGGCTGGGTCTGGGACTAATACCGACTTCAATGTGATGGGGGCAAATGCTTTGCTTCAGCAGATACCTTTCAGCAAGATCACGAAGAAGTCTGAGAAGGCTTTTGATCAGGCTATGAGGGAAGGCACAAAGGCATTCAAGCCGATCCCTGAGTGGCCCGGTATCCGTAGTCCATTGGCTCAAGAGATGATCTTGGACAAGAGCAATGGCATCTTGCGAACCAAGTTGTTTGACACTATGGGCAAGGAAGAGTTTCAGTCTATGGGCTTTCCTGAAGTCCCAGGCACCCGCAAGTCAATCATCGAGCCTGAGTTGCTTGATGTGCCAACGAATCAGGCGGGCTTTAGGATGGCGAGGATGGACACATCTGGTCGGATCATTGAAGACCCGATCATCCCTTCCGACTATCCGACTGCATGGGCTGGCAAGGTTGCTGGCAAGTTAGATCAGCCCGCAGACTACAAGGATATTTGGCAGACCCACCATGAGGCTCGTAGGCTGATGGGTGATAAAGCCCCTGAGTCTGGTGACTACTACTCGTTCTCTCGCGCCCATCCGATCCAGTATGCTGATCAGGAATGGTTGGATAAACTGATGCAACAGAGGTTTGCCAATGAGCGCAAGATCAAAACGGGCGAGTACAAGGAAGGCGGGGAAGTTGACATGACTGAGTCCGACAAGAAATTGCACGCCCTTATTGATGGGCATAGGTTCAAGCACGCCATGAAGAGTGGCGGCAAGGTTGAGAGCAAGATTGAGGGGGATCACCCTGATGCCAAGTTGCACGCCTTGATTGAGTCTCGCCGCAAAGAGGTGCGCATGGCGGCAGGTGGTCAGGCTTTTAAGGCGGCAATGAAATCTAGCGCAACCGAAGCTAAACCGATTGGGTTTGACAAGGGCGGTGCGGCATTTGGGGTTTTCCCTCATCTGAACCGCAATAGGTCTAAGCAAGACCCAGAGGCGGCTAAGAACATTCCTGTGGCTCAGGCTCGAGGCATGGTTGCTGGCTTGCTTGGGCTGCCTGCTGACACCATCAACATGATAGGTGCAATACGAAATGCTGGGCGCTCTGACAAGCCATTCAGTGAAATCCCTTATGGCTCTGAGCATTTCCTTGAGACGCTTCCATTTAAAGATGAGTCACCTGTGGGCAAAGCCGCTGGTGTCATAGGTTCATTTACCCCGCCAGTGGGGACAGCACTTGAGGGTGCAAGGGTAGCGGGCAAGGGGGCAAAGCAGTTTGCCAAGGCATTGGCTGAGACTGCTGGTGAAAAGATTGCCATGGGTCAGCCTTTGGTTCCTGGGGTGCCTGCTTCCATAACTAACCCTATGGTCAAGCACATAATGAAGCCAGAGGATGGTAACTGGATAAAGGGTTCAGTTGAGCAAGATTTAAAATCATTGAAGCGCACTACCCCATCAGGAAATGATGTATCTGAAATTCTTCGCCAAATGAAAGAGCGTTACACGCCTCAAGTGCTTAAGGGTATGCAAGAGGGATCAAGGCAAAACATTGTCAATCAAATGGCTGACTTGGAAAAAATGGAGGCTCTCAACAAGTGGGTTGATAGCAACTTAAAGAACTATGTCAAAAAGCAAATGGGAACTATAGAAGACCCAGTTCGCAAGTTGGCAGAAGAGGGCATTGTCCATATTCCAACAAATGAAGTTGGTAGGAATCGATGGATGGCACCATCACAACGTAGTATTTTTAAAGGTGAGCAAGTAGGTCAATCGGATGCTGCTAAAGCATGGGAGGATGCTACTGATGTTGTAATCAAGCCAGTTGAACTTAAAGACTTGCCAAAAGAGTACCATGAGCCATGGATGGAGAATGCTCCCAAAGACACAATAATATCTCATCTAAACAGGGAGTTTGATACACAAGCCTTGGGCTTTGATCACATCATGGATGTGTTGCGTCAAGATTTGGTATCTGGTCGTATCCGCCCTGAGCAGTTGAACAAGGTCAGCATGGAGCAGGCAGTACGCCGCACATCTGAGTATGACCAAGACATGGCCAAGCAGATGCGTGAGACTGCCCTACAAAGACAAGAGGGTTTCCCTGTACACAAGGAGTATCCTGAAGGGTACAAGTGGCTTGAGTTGTCGTTGCCACCTGACAAAGTATTGCCAGAAGGACACTCAATTGTAAGAAACAAAGGAGTTAGCCTTGACTCTGATGATGCTTACTTGCTCAAAGATGCTACTGGAAAAGTCATTGGATTTGGCGAATCAGAGGCAGATATTGTTCGCAATTTAAGCAACACCAATAATAGTGAGGGTTACAAAAAACTTAAAGATGCCCTTGACTATGAGGGCAAGGCTATGGGCCATTGCGTTGGATCATATTGTGATGAAGTGTCTGGTGGTAATACTAAGATTTACACCCTAAGAGATGCTAAAGGTGAACCTCATGTGACCATTGAAGTTGAACCCGGTCATGGTGAGCAATCAATGGAAGCAGCGGAAGAGCGTTTCAAAAAAGCACGTGCTACTGATCCCAAAAACACTCCAAAGAACTTTATTGATTGGGCTGAAGACAATGATGTTGCCTTTGATGCTGATACATTCCGTAACCCTAGCATTATTCAAATCAAAGGCAAACAGAATCGAGCGCCCAAAGAAGAGTATCTTCCTTATGTCCAAGATTTTGTAAAGTCAGGGCAATGGACAGGAATTGGCGACTTAAAAAACTCTGGTCTAAAAACAATTGATGAAGCATTTCCTAGTTATGAGGATGCCAAGTATTTTGCCAATACCAATCCCAATGCCAAATATGTATCTCAAGCAGATATTGATGCTCACCGCAAGCAAGTCAATGAAGAGTTGATCAATGAGTTTGGTAGCCATCGCATCAAACCTGACCCTCAATCTAAAACTACTTATGGCCGCACAGACTTTATGACAGCCAAGGAATTGGCTGAGTTAGAGTTTCCCGGTGACTTGGAGAGGCAAGCCAACATGATTCGTGGTGCTATGCAAGGCACTACTGAGCCGGGTGCTTATAGTGGCACGATCTACCCTCCACTTGCCGAGAGGAATGGTGGGGCAATTGGAATGGCTCCGGGTGGTTTAATTAAGAACTTGCTTAAGATGACTGCCAAAGAAGAGGCTCTGTCCAAGATACCTCAGATGAAAAAAGAAGCCGCTATGAAAGAGGCTCTTGAGGCTGAGTACAGAAAGGCTATGAGGGAAGTGCCTTATGACCAGCAGATCACTCTCAAGAATTGGGAAGCATCTCAAAAAAAGCCCGCTACAAAAACTGTATGGCATGGCTCACCACATCACTTTCCACCTGCCAAAAACAATCCATTGGGGGCATTTGATGCAACCAAGATTGGAACTGGTGAGGGGACTCAGGCTTATGGACATGGTCATTACTTAGCAGAGGCTAAAGGCAATGCAGAGGGTTACCGCCATATGCTATCGGTTGATCCAAGCCAAGGCTCTGAGAACATTAAGTATGCGACATTAGAAAAGTTTATGCCTAATGAAGCGCCAGCAGTCCAAAGAGAGATCAAAGGATTTCTTGATGGGACAGGCAATTACAACGACTTTGTAAGGGTGATGAAGCAACATGGCTCTGATGACTTTAAGAAAGCCTTGGTAAGCGAAGAGCCAGAGATGTTCAAGGCTGGCGCTTTGTACCAAGTAGAGCTGCCTGAAGAGAAGTTGGCTAGTATGCTTGACTATGACTTGCCTTGGACTCAGCAGCCAGAGGCTGTCAAGAAAGCAATCAATGTTGGAGGCTTGCAAAAGTTTTACAACTCTGAAGAACTACCCATGTCGCAGATTTTTCACCATGCCCATCAGAGTATGACTCCACCTCAGTTTGCAGAGTTTCTGAGAAGCAAAGGCATTCCCGGCATCAAGTACAAGGATGCACAATCAAGGGGTATCCGTGAAGCGGAAGAGGGTACTCGCAACATCGTTATATTCCCGGGCAATGAAGACTTGCTGAACATTGTCGGTAAAGAAAAACGTGGTGGCTTAATACACACAAGGAAACAATATGCCTGAAATGCCAATAGACCAAGACGCTGATCGCTTCATTGCAGGCTCGCGCATGAAAGATGATGGCGGTCTAGAAGTAGATATGCCAGAGGAGATGGATGATGTTGAAGAGTTAGAGGATGGCTCTGCTGTTGTAACTCTTGAAGACTTTAAGGGTCCTGAAGAGGATGATGACTTCTATAGCAACCTTGCTGAGACAATCAACATCATTGACTTAGAGAAGATTGCAATGCGATACCTTGACTTGATTGAAAAGGATCGTGAGGCTCGTGAGAAGCGAGACAAGCAGTATGAAGAGGGATTGAAGCGCACTGGCTTGGGTGATGATGCTCCCGGTGGCGCTCAGTTTAATGGTGCTTCTAAGGTAGTTCACCCCATCATGGCTGAAGCCTGCGTTGACTTTGCCTCTCGTGCCATCAAAGAGATGTTTCCACCTGATGGTCCCACTCGCACCAAGATTTTGGGTGATGTAACTGATGAAAAGGTAGAAGTAGCAGAGCGCAAGCGTGACTACATGAACTGGCAGTTGACTGAGCAGATTGAAGAGTTTCGTGATGAGCAGGAGCAGTTGCTGACTCAGTTGCCTTTGGGCGGCTCACAGTTTATGAAGATTTGGTATGACGACAAGAAGCGCCGTCCTTGTGCTGAGTTTGTTGCTATCGACAACATCCTTTTGCCATTTTCTGCTGCTAACTTCTACACCGCACAACGAGTGACTGAGCAGCAAGACATTACAGGCTGGGAGATGGATCAAAGGATGAATCGGGGTTTATACCGAGACATCAACTTAATTCGCGCTACCTCTGAACCAGAGCAGACTAAGGCTGAGAAAGCCAATGAGAAGATTGAAGGCAAGTCCTATAGTGATAATGAGGATGGCCTGCGCCGCGTCTACCATATTTATACTTGGCTTACCATTGATGATGATAGCCAAACTGATGGAGAGTCTGCCCCCTACATCTTGATGATTGATGAACTTGAGAGCAAGGTGCTTGGTCTCTATCGCAATTGGGAAGAGGGAGACGATACTCAAACCAAGTTAGATTGGTTGGTTGAGTTTAAGTTTATCCCTTGGAGGGGTGCATACGCTATTGGGCTACCTCACCTTATCGGAGGTCTTTCTGCCGCCTTGACGGGTGCTTTAAGAGCCTTGATGGATACTGCACACATCAATAACTCAGCAACGATGCTGAAGTTAAAAGGTGCAAAGATTTCAGGTCAATCTCAAAGCATTGAGGTAACTCAGGTAACGGAGATTGAGGCGGGGCCTGGCATCAATGACATCCGCACCGTTGCAATGCCTATGCCATTTAACCCACCTAGCCCTGTGCTATTTGAGTTGCTTGGTTGGTTGACCAATGCCGCCAAAGGTGTTGTGACTACGGCTGAAGAGAAAATTGCTGATGCCAAGTCCACTATGCCTGTAGGTACAACCCAGGCCCTGATTGAGCAAGGTGCGGTTGTTTTCTCCTCTATTCACTCAAGATTGCATGAGAGTCAGCGCCGAGTGCTTAACATCCTTGGTCGCCTTAATCGTTGGTATTTGGATGAACAGCGCAAGGGTGACATTGTTGCTGAGTTGCCCATTAAGAGAGAAGACTTTAAAAGAAATAGCGATGTGGTGCCTGTTTCCGATCCACACATTTTTTCCGAAACTCAGCGCGTTGCTCAGATGCAGTCTGTTTTGCAGTTATCTACACAATTCCCTGCCATCTTTGATCAGAGAGCCGTGGTCAATAGGATGCTCAAGCAGTTGAAGATTCCTAATGTCAATGAGTTGATTCCCAATGCAAGCAAGCCTGCTGAGATCAATGCAGCTGAAGAGAATAGTGCAATGGCTTTGGGTCGCCCAGCCTTTGCATACCCTCGTCAGGATCAATTGGCTCATATCCAAGCCCACTTAACCTTTGCCTTAGACCCAACCCTTGGCTCTAATCGATTGATTGCTCCAAAGTACATTCCTTTGGTTTTAGAGCATATCAAGCAGCACATGATGCTTTGGTACACCAACCAAATGAATACTTACATTACTGCTGGGACAAACTTGCAGTTGGGCAAGTATGAGGATAGCAAGGTTGCCAAAGAGATTGATCAGGCTATTGCTTTGGCATCTGACCACATGAAGATGGACAGTGCAGAGGTGTTCAAGGGTGTTATGCCTGCACTTCAGCAGTTGGGTGAACTCATGCAACAGTTCAAGCCGCCAGCACCTCCCATGGATGGTGAGGCACAGGCCGTATTGCAGGCTTCTATGGCTGAGACTCAGCGTAGAGCCGCGGAAGACCAGGCCCGACTTTCTTTTGATACTCAGAAGTTCCAAGCCGATCTTCAGCAAAAGGAAAAAGACCGTCAAGTCAAGATTGCCATGAATGCTGAAAACAACTTGACGACAGAAAGAATTAAGACCGCAGAGTTGACCGTGGATGAGGTCAAGTTGCGGCAAGAGCAGGAGCAAACCGCTTTAAAACTGCAAAATGTTACACAACGCAACTTAGGAGATTGAAATGGATAAAGAAGTTAAAGAACTGCAATCTGAGCAGGTAAGACAAAAGGCCCGTATTGCCGCTGGCGCATGGGTCACAGGCGAATCACTAAAAGAAGAGTCAAGGGCAACCATGCCAGAGGCTAATAGTGACCATGGGAATTTTTCCCAAAACAAGGGTGTGGATAAAAGTAACGCATGAGGTACGTATCCGACTTTATTGATGCAGTAAAAGTGCGTCAGGCTGAGATAGGTAGAAGTTTGTCGGCGGGTAATGCTGCTGATTTTTCTGCCTATCAACGTTTAGTCGGAGAACACGCGGGACTTGAGTCAGCCCTTGATATTCTTAACAACCTTTTGAAAGAAGAAGACGATGACAGATAGCACGGTAGCGGGTAATGCCGCTGATTTGCGGGATGCTTTTCCTGCTGTAGACCCCGGTGCGATTCCCCTTGGCGCAAGAGTATTAGTACAACTGCGAAAAGCCAAGAAACGAATGACCGAATCGGGGATTATCCTACCTGAAGAGACTCGCGACACTGAACGGGCGCAAAATCCTGTTGGAAAAGTGATCGCAATGGGACCTTTAGCGTTCAAAAAACGTGACACTATGGAACCTTGGGTTGAAGGTATTTGGTGCAAAGAGGGTGATTACCTTCGTGTACCCAAATGGACTGGTGATCGATGGCTTGTCCCCCATGGGGATGATGAAAACGTCGAATTTATGGTTCTAAATGACCATGAAGTGATCGCTAGAATTACTGGTAACCCCCTTGAAGTGAAGGCATTTGTATGAGTACAGAACAACTAGCTGCACCAGAACAAGAGGTAATTGTCATTCAGGAGGAGAAAGATGGTTCTGCAACCATTGATCTGCCTGAAAGCATTCCCTCGCCTGATGCGCAGCATGAAGATGACTCTGATGAGGCTGATAATGCCGCCCGACAAGCAGAAATGGCTTCAGGTGGTGATGTTGACCCAGATGCTGAGGCTCTAAGAGAGCAGAAACGCCTCAAAAGACTCAAGCGTAAGGAGTACCACAAGCAGGTTTCAACTGAAAAAGACCATAAATTGGACTTTTTGAGTCGTCAAAACCAAGAGTTGCTTGAAAGACTGTCGGTTTTAGAGAAAAAGAGCCACGGATCGGACATTGCACGCCTAAACAAGGCAATTGACGACCAAGGAAGCCGAATTTTGTTTGCAAAAGAGCAAATTAAAAAGGCAACAGAAACTGGCAATGGTGATTTGCTGACTTCTGCACAGGAGATGTGGTTTGAGGCTCGTCGCCAGTTTGAGGCACTAGAGGCCATCAAAAAGAAGGCTACGGCACAGCCAAAACAGCGAACTATTGCGGCTCCTGACCCTCGATTGCAAAAATTTGCAAATGACTGGATGGAATCAAATCCATGGTATGACCCTAATGGTAGGGATATGGACTCAAAAGTGGCTTTGAAGATTGACCAAGCCATGGCTGAGGAGGGTTGGAATCCCAATACACCAGAATATTGGGATGAGTTAAATAATCGCTTGCATACATATATCCCTCACCGCTATACTGAGGGTGTAGACGAGAAACCGACTCAACGACGACCAAAGAATGTTGTGACAAGTTCAGGCCGCGAAAGTGCATCAAGTAGTGGAGGTAAAAATACCTTTACTCTGAACCCTGATCAGGTTCGAGCCATGAAAGATGCAGGAATGTGGGATGACCCTGATAAGCGTGCGAAGATGATTCGACGTTACGCAATTGAAGCAAAACAATCTGTATATAGGAGTTGAAAATGGAATCACGTTTAAAGAAAAATTTGTCTGCTGGTGGACGCGAAAATCGCGCGAGTCTTGATAAAGTTCGAGAGGCACCTGAGGATACGTTTGCTTCATCTGATGAGCGTCGCAAGATGTGGAAAGATGAGTGGACACAAAGTGCGCTGCCCGCTGTTCCTGATATGAAGGGATGGCACGTTTGCTGGTTATCTACAACCAATGCATACGACAGCATTGATAAGAGGATTCGACTTGGGTACGTTCCCGTGAAAGCGGATGAGTTACCAGAGATGCGAAACAATCGAGTCAAGGCTGGAGAGCATGAGGGTTACATCGCGTGTAATGAGATGATTTTGTACAAAATCCCTATGGATATGTACCAAGAAGTTATGTCTCATTTTCACCATGATGCACCGCTTGAGGAAGCGAATAAGATTCGTCTTCAAGCAGAGCAAAGTGTTGGACGAGATAGTCGAGGCAGAAGCCTCGGTCAGGTAGAAGGCGAAGGTTTGGGCGATATTGATAAACCAATTCCTGCTCCGCATTTTGCTGGGTAGGTTGTTTAACTAAACAAGGAGTAAGACTATGTCTTCAACAAACGCTCCGTTCGGTTTGCGCCCCTCGTTCCATCCTACTGGTTTGGATCGCGCTGTCGCATTACCCAACGGTATTGCCTCTGCTTATAGCACTGGCATTTTAAAAGGTCAGCCTGTAGCCCTCAACACTAGCGGTAACATCATTGCCGCTACTGCTGGTAGTGCCTATCAAGGTGCTTTTGCTGGTCACGAGTACACCGACCTTACAGGTCGTCGTCTTGTCAGCAACCAATGGATTGCAAATACTGCATACCAAACTGGTTCTGAAGTGACTTATTACTACTCTGACCCCAATATTGTTTATGATATTCAGGCAGATGGTAGTTTGGCATCAACATCAATTGGTGACCAAGCAAACTTTAGCAACATTTCCGCTGGTTCTACAACCACTGGTTTGTCGCAATGCACCATATCTTCAAGTTTGGTGGGTTCGGGTGCTGTTGGTGATATGCGTATCATCAATTTGACCCCCGGTGTTGATAACGCATGGGGTGACGCATACACCGTGGTTCAGGTTCAAGTGAGCCGTAGCCAGTATGTTGCAACCATTAACGCATTCTAAGGGGAATAAATAATGGCCGCACCAATGCGCAGTACGGACTTTAGAAGCATCGTTGAACCTATTCTCAATGAGTGCTTTGATGGAGTCTATGACCAACGTACCGATGAATGGTCACGGGTTTTCCGTGAGCAAGAAGGTATTCCCCGTAACTACCACGAAGAACCAGTCCTTTATGGATTTGGTGCCGCACCTCAATTGCCTGATGGAACACCTGTGTCCTATCAGCAAGGTGGTGTTCTCTTCTTGCAACGCTATGTGTATAACGTGTATGGTTTAGCCTTCGCGTTGACCAAAGTGTTGGTTGAAGATGGCGACCATATCCGTATCGGTCAGGTTTATGCTCGTCACTTGGCTCAGTCTTTGATTGAGACTAAGGAGACATTGAGTGCTAATGTGCTTAATCGCGCATTCAACTCAAGCTATCCCGGCGGTGACGGCGTGTCTCTGAGCAATTCAGCACACCCCATTGTGAATGGCACATTCAGCAATTTGCTGACTACTGCCGCTAACTTGTCACAGACTTCTCTTGAGCAGATGTTGATCCAAATCCGTCAGGCTGTGGACAACAATGGTAAGAAGATTCGTTTGGTTCCACGTCAATTGATCGTGGCTCCCGGCAATGTCTTCCAAGCCGAAGTTCTGTTGAAGTCTGTCCTGCGCTCAGGCACTGGCAATAATGACATCAACCCTGTTAAATCCATCGGCCTTTTGGACGAAGGTGCAGCAGTGTTGTCTCGTTTGACTAGTTCCACGGCATTCTGGGTTCAGACTGATGCTCCTGAAGGCATGAAGTTGCTGATGCGTCGCAAACTTGAGAAAACCATGGAAGGTGATTTTGAGACCGACTCTATGCGCTACAAGGCTACAGAGCGTTACCAAGTGGGCTTTACTGATCCACGCGCCGTTTACGGCACACCCGGCATCTAAAGTGCCAAGGGGGTTGGGATAAAACCCAGCCCCTTTTTTGTTAATTTGTATTTGTCAAACTTTTCAAGGAGAAGACAATGCCCCAATATTCAGACGACCTATTTCTAGGCCCAGCCCAAACCTACATGGGTACGGGTCTGCGCCCCTACACCTCAACTTTTACTGGCTCGATTGCTACTACGACATTGACCGTAACTGCAATGTTGACTGGTTCGCCAATCGTGCTAGGTATGTACATCGACGGCACTAGCGTGACCGACGGTACTTACATCACTGCTTTTGGTACTGGCTCTGGCGGTATAGGTACTTACACGGTTAACCAATCGGTAACTGCTTCTAGTACCACAATTACCGCACACACCAATGTGCCTCTTGATAACCCTTCTCCTATGGATTTGGGTGTTGGCCCCTTGGGTCGCATCTACGTTTGGGACATCGTTCCTCAAGCACTGGTTGCAAGCAATATTGCCGCTGTACAAACAACTTCTTCTTCAATTGCGTTGACCGCTGGTACTTCAGTTAAATCTGTTACTACCGCTGGTGGCGTGACTGTGTTGCAGTTGGATTGCCCTCGCGCAGTGAGCATTGTGTCTGGTACTGGCACATTGACCAACCGCAACGTGACCATCACTGGTTATGACTACTACGGTCAGTTGATGAGCGAAGTGATTGCAACTGGTACTGTCCAGTCAACTACTGTTGCTGGCAAGAAAGCATTCTTCCAAATCTCTTCTGCATCAATTTCTGGTGCATTGGGTGCGACGATTGCTGTCGGTACTACTGACATCCTTGGTATCCCAGTTCGCGTGTTCAACGTGTCATACGTTGCCAGCGTCAAGAGCAACAACGCACTCGCACAAGATGCTGGTACGTTTGTAGCCGCAGACACTGCAACAGCCACAACCACTACTGGTGACGTTCGCGGTACATACACCCCTGCCACTGCATCGAACGGTATCGTTCGTACAACGATGGGAATTTTGTTGCCTGCAATCGCTGTCGGCCCTAACGCTACTCGCGTTGGCGCTCTCGGTGTAACTCAAGCCTAAAGGAGAGTGACATGGGACAATTTAAACCAATGGTCAAAATGATGACCACAGAGCCTTCAGTTGAGTTAAAACTCAAAAAAGGCGGCGCAGTCAAGATGAAAAAAGGCGGCATGGCTGAAGGCGGTCACAAGAAGATGGCTATGGGCGGTGGTGCTATGGACATGATGTCTGGCACTCCTGCTTTGGTTGGTCGTCCTGCTGTGAACGCTCCTGTTCGCGCCCCCGGCAAGCCTTCTATGGCTATGCGTCGCAAGGCAATGATGGCGAAACCCGCTGTCACTCCTTCTGGCCCATCTATGCCTACACCTATGATGAAAAAAGGTGGTAAGGCTGAAGGCGGCAAGATGGACGAGGCTCAAGACAAAGCCATGATCAAAAAGGCTTTCAAGCAGCATGATGCCCAAGAGCATAAAGGCGACAAAGGCACTTCTTTGAAACTGAAGAAGGGCGGCAAGTACGCTACTGGTGGTGTTACCAATGGTCAAGGCGGCTACAAAAAAGGCGGAAACGTCAAGAAGTTTGCCAAGGGTGGTGTGGCCGGTGATGGCATCATCAATACTGAAGACCAAGGTGGCAAGTACCGCGACACTCTGATGCACACTGCTGAGTATACTGGCAAGTCTAGTGGCGTAACAGGTGGCGTGAAGAATGGTAATGGTGGTGGCTACAAGACTGGCGGCGTTGCTTTAGGTAATGGCGGTGGCTACAAAATGGGAGGGAAAGCCTCAAAAAAAGCCTACGCGACGGGGGAAACTGTTGATTCAGGCAAACCCGTCGCGATGACCCAAGGTCGCAAGCCAGTACCTGCACCAGTAGAGATCAGCCGTTTGGCTGGTACTTACAAGAATGGTGGTCGAGCAACTCCTGCTGAAGCACGCTTGTTGAAAAACAATGCGGCTGAAAACAAGACTGCCATGCGTGAAGCCAAAACCGACAGCAATCTGAAGTATGGGTCTCCCAAACGAATGAATGGTGGCGGTACAACTTCTGGTCAGGGTTCAATCACTGATAGCGAACGCAAGACTGTTCAGGACTTGTCCAAGGGTGCTTACGATAAAACTGGTAAGTACAACCGTGAACTTGAGGATGCTTTGAATCCTCTGAGCATGATGAAAGAACTTGCTAGTAAAGCAAAAGATTACTTCATGCCCAAGGGTTCTGAGAGTGTTACCAAGACTAAAGAGTCTGTAACGGTTTCACCTGCAAGTAAAAAGCGTGGCGGTATGGCTTGTTGAAATAAGGTAGGGGCTTCGGCCCCTGCTTTTAATTGGAGAAATAAATGGCAACATTGACGAATGTATTCTCGAAACACGCAAATGGTACGGGAACAATTTACGCTGGTGCGACAAACCTTGGCGGGTATCAGATCAAGCCCGGTGGCACTGCTGGCACCATAGAATTACGCGATGGTGGTGCAAGTGGCACACTGTTGCTTGAGTTAGACATCACAGTTAACACGGCTGTTATTGCGACGCTGTTGCCCGGCAATGGTATCCGATTCACCACAGACATCCATGTGACCTTGCCTGCAAGTGCGGCAATCACTATTTTCTGCGGTTAATCATGCCAAGCAAATCACCATCCCAACATCGTTTGATGGAAGCGGTCGCACATAACCCTGCGTTTGCCAAAAAGGTTGGTATTCCCACAAAGGTCGGCAAAGAGTTTGCAAAGGCTGATGAGGGCAAGAAATTTAAGGGAGGCGGCTTGTATGACAATATCAATGCAAAGCGTGAAAGAATCGCTGAAGGCTCTGGGGAAAAAATGCGCAGAGTTGGTAGCGAGGGTGCGCCAACGGCTAAAGCCTTCAGAGAATCAGCAAAAACCGCCAAATTAAAAGATGGCGGCCCAAATTTATCTGTTGGGCGTGGCGAAAAATTATCCGTAGAAAAGGGCGCAGGTCTTACGGAAAAAGGGCGAGCCAAGTACAATAGAGAGACAGGATCGAACCTAAAAGCACCACAACCTCAAGGCGGTGCCCGCAAGGATTCATTTTGCGCCAGAATGAGTGGTATGCCCGGGCCAATGAAAGATGAAAAGGGCAATCCAACTCGCAAGGCGGCTGCTTTAAACAGATGGAAATGCTGATATGGCTTACTCAGGAACCGTAGGAACGACCGTTATCAATGTCCAAACATTGATAGATCACGGCGCTCGTCGGTGTGGTAAGTTGGCTGAGGAGTTGACCTCTGAGCAGGTTTTATCCTCACGCCAGTCACTTTTCTTCCTTTTGTCTAATCTTGCCAATCGAGGCATTAACTATTGGGCAATCAGCAAAAAAGTGTTTGGTTTGAATGCTGACCAATACATTTACTCCATGCCATTGGGTTGTATTGATGTTTTGAATGTGCTTTACCGCACAATGAACCGCCCAAATGGTGCATATACCACCTCCGCGGGTGGTGTAGTGGCAAATTTGTATGACAATGATGTTGATACATACTGCCAACAAACCTCTGCAAATGGCAATTTTTCTGTCAATTTTGGCTCTACAAACCCCATTTATATCGGTTCTATTGGCTTTTTACCCTTTGTGACTGGCGGTGGGTCGGCTACTTGGTCAATTGCCTTGGAATACTCCACAGATGGCTCAACATGGGTAATGCTCAAGGATTTGGGGACTATTGTGGTGTCCAACAATGAGTGGGTGTGGACAGACATTGATCCCGGTGAATCAGTCATTTATTACCGAATTCGTGCTTATAACGGCACTACTTTGGCTTTGCGTGAGTTGTATTTCGGTAATAACTCCCGTGAGATTCAAATGTCACGCCTTAACCGCGATGACTACACAAACTTGCCAAACAAGAACTTTACGGCCAATCAGCCCTTTCAGTTCTGGTTTGACCGCACAATTCCTCAGCCAACGGTGTATTTATGGCCCACCCCCAGTGATCCGTTTGTTCAGATGACTGTTTGGTATCAGCGCCAAATCATGGATGTTGGTGCTTTGACTGATGAGTTAGAAGTCCCACAGCGTTGGTATGAGGCTGTGGTGATGATGTTGGCTCATAGAATGAGTCTTGAGTTACCACAGGTTGGAATGGATCGAGTTGGCTATCTTGAGAAGATGGCTGAAAAATATCTGTTTGAAGCGGAGCAAGAAGAGCGTGACAAGTCACCAATCTACTTTGCTCCTAACATTAGCGTGTACACAAGATAATGGCTATTTTCCTTGACACTGAGGGGCTGACATCACTTGCCATCGCGGTATGCGATAGGTGCAAGATGAAAGTGCCTTTTGTGACATTGGTCGCTGATGGAAACTCACCCGGGTTACGTGTATGTGCTGAACGTGGATGCAAAGATGTGCTTGATCCCTATCGATTACCCGCAAGAAAAACCGAAAGGATTAACCTTCGGTTTCCACGCCCTGATGTCAGCGTTGCAGCAAATGACAACTTCTTGATGACAGGAAGTCAAAACCTTGATGGTTCAAGCCAATTTCAAATTTCCACGGAGCAGAACACTCAGACTCCCACAAGCACTGGAAATAAAGATACGATTGCCCCAAACCCTCCAGACAATACGAGTACATAAATGTCCGCACAAGTCGTCATTACCCAACTCCCAGCCGCTGGCGCTTTAACTGGTGCTGAAGCGGTTCCTATCGTCCAAAATGGAGTGACGGTTCAGACCACTACGGGTGCGATTTCTACTCAGCCTACTCAAACGCAGACGTTCTTAACGGCTACGCAACAACCTTCCTTACCTAATAGTCGATACGTTACAGCCAGCACTGGTTTGTCTATCACTGATGGTGGAGCAGGTTCATTCTTCAGAGTCAATCTTACAGATGCCGCTTTAAGCCTCGATAACGCCGCTGGTGGTATTATTGTGAAGGACTCCGCTACCACGGTAGCCTCACGCTCAATTGCCGTTTCTGGGGCTGGTTTAAGCGTTTCTAACGCCAATGGTACTGGTGGTAACCCAACGCTGGCTTTAAGTGGATTGCCTGCTACGTTGGCTGGTCTTTCTGGTTCTGGAATGCTTGCGCTTGTTAGCGGTACCAGCATCAACCCTCGTACCATTACTGGTACATCTAATCAGATTAGCGTTACCAATGGAGATGGTCAGTCAGGCAATCCTACGTTTGCGCTGGCAGATAACGCGGTGTTGCCCGGCACTGGGGCGATGACCGTTCCAGTTGGTTCAACTGCCCAACAACCTATTGGTGCTAATGGTCAGATTCGGTATAACAACGAAACTAATGCTTTTTATGGTTACGCAGGTGGCAATTGGAATGCTTTTACCTTAGCTGGCGGTGTTTCTTCTTTTAGCGCAGGAACAACAGGTTTTACACCGTCCTCAGCACAATCTGGAGCGGTGGTTCTTGGCGGTGTATTAAATGTAACCAACGGCGGCACTGGCGTTAACTCATTGACTGGTTATGTATATGGCAATGGCACTTCAGCCATGACAGCCAGCACAACCATTCCAAATACAGCAATTACTGGTTTGGGAACAATGTCCACCCAAAATGCAAGCAGTGTTGCAATTACAGGTGGAACGGTTACTGGTGTAACTATCAACAGTTCTGTGATTGGTGGTGCTACTCCTGCGGCTGGTACGTTTACCAGTGTAGCAATGACATCTGGCACGATTACAAATGCGCCAGTCAATGACTTTGACATTGTCAACAAACTGTACGCTGATGCGCTTGTATCTGGTATCAATTTTCACCCTGCTTGTAACTATGCAACTACCGCAGACCTTGGCACCGTAATTTACAACAACGGCGCGTCTGGTGTCGGTGCAACTTTGACAAAAACCGTACCACTTTCTGGGCTGTCAATTGATGGATTTACGCCAGCAGTTGGTAACCGTATTTTGGTTAAAAATGAGACCAATGGCGCTTATAACGGCATTTACACGGTAACTGTTGTAGGTTCTGGTGCTACTGCTTGGGTGCTGACTCGCGCAACTGATTACGACACTACTGGAACTGGAACCAATGAGATTGATCAAGGCGACTACGTTTTGATACTTTCTGGAACCGTCAACGCCAACACATCATGGGTTCAGCAGACTGCTTTGCCAATTGTGATTGGCACAACTCCCATCGTTTGGCTTCAGTTTGGCGCGGCAAGTGTCTACACCGCTGGAACTGGCTTAACGCTTGCAGGTAACCAATTTAGCATTACCAACACAACGGTAACTGCGGCAACCTATGGTTCTGCTTCCCAAGTTCCTGTTTTGACAGTAAATGCACAGGGTCAACTGACTGGCGTTACAAATACCTCAATTGCCATTGCCGCAGGTGCTGTATCAGGTCTTGCCGCTTCTGCCACTACCGACACTACCAATGCCTCCAACATCACCTCTGGAACGCTTCCTACAGGTCGTATAAGCGGTTCCTACACTGGTATTACTGGTGTTGGTACGCTGACTGCTGGAACATGGAACGGTACGGCTATTGGTTTTGCTTACGGTGGTACGGGACTTACGGCTACTCCAACCAATGGTCAATTGGCTATTGGTAATGGTGCTGGATACTCCTTATCAACTTTGACTGCTGGTACAAACGTCAGCATCTCTAATACTGCTGGCGGCATCACAATCTCTGCCACCCCAGCGGCTGGCGGTACGGTGACTTCAGTCGCTATGACTGTGCCATCATTCTTGTCGGTGACAGGTTCTCCAATTACTACAAGTGGTACTTTGGCGGTATCCCTGTCTGGGACAGCCCTACCAGTAGCAAACGGCGGAACTGGAGCCACAACACTGACTGGTTATGTGTACGGAAATGGTACAAGCGCCATGTCTGCTTCTACCACAATTCCTAACACGGCAATCACTGGTCTTGGTACAATGTCAACGCAAAATGCTGGCTCTGTGGCAATTACTGGCGGAACAATTAACGGCACAACAATTGGTGCAACAACTGCGGCAAATGGCACCTTTACTACGGTGACTGCCACTACTGGCATCTTTGGAGGAACTTTCTAATGGCGGCATCAGGCTTCACCCCAATTTCGTTGTATTACAGCGCAACGGCTTCGGCTGTTCCTGTTAACACAAACCTTGCAAACGGCGAGTTAGGTTTAAACATTGCCGACATGAAACTGTACGCCAAGAACAGTGCTGGCGTAGTTACTTTGCTTGCTTCCTCTGGTAGCACATCAGCTACTGTGCAATCTGTTTCTGTGGTGTCTGCAAATGGTTTGGCGGGTACAGTTGCAAACGCGACCACAACCCCCGCCATCACACTATCAACAACCATTATAGGTGTTTTAAAAGGTAATGGAACGGCAATCTCTGCCGCTGTTTCTGGAACAGACTACGCACCAGCTACAAGCGGTACATCAATCCTGTATGGCAATGGTTCAGGCGGTTTTAGCAATGTAACCATTGGAACTGGTGTTAGCTTCGCTGGCGGCACATTATCTGCAACTGGTGCAGGCGGTACAGTAACTTCTGTTGCTGTATCAGGTGGTACTACTGGGTTGACCACAAGCGGTGGCCCAATCACTGGCTCAGGCACTATCACGCTGGCTGGCACCCTTGCAGTAGCTAATGGTGGTACAGGGCAGACATCCTATACTGATGGTCAATTGCTGATTGGTAACTCTTCAGGCAACACGTTGACTAAAGCCACACTTACTGCTGGTACTGGTATCTCAATCACTAATGCTGGTGGTTCTATCACTATCACCGCAAGTGGTGGTACATCAGCTAGTATTCCATTCGTTTACTTTTGTAGCAGTTTCAATTAAGGAACAATCATGGCATCTGGAATTTTAGGGCAATCTGCCCCTTCAGCATCAACAAACACTACAGTGTACACAGTTCCGAGTTCGACCACAGCGACGTTCAATGTGAGTTTCTGCAATACTGGAACTGCACCTGCAAACGTGAGATTGGCTGTGTGTGCCTCTGGTACTCCGTCAACATCTGAGTACCTAGAGTACGACTACAACCTATTGGCTGGTAGTGTTTTAGAAAGAAGTGGAATAGTTGCGCAAGCGGCTAAACTTGTTGTTGTTTATACAGACACTGCTACTGTTGCGGTTTCTGTTTATGGATATGAGGCTTAATCATGGGACGTAATACAAATCCACAAATTGAACCAGTTGTACCTGTCAATGGGGCTATATATCGTAATAATTCTTCTAATGGGTTGATTATTGACGCTACTGGTGCGCAATACCTTCCGTCAAGCGCGACTTGTTTACTTTCAAATACAAACTATGCAAAGTATGTTTCGCTTAATACTCAAACTTCAAGTGTGCAAAACCAGACTATAAGTGGAAATGCGCAAAAGAATTTTGGAACTGTTGTTCCCTCTGTAACATCACTCAACCTAAGTGTATATTTACCTTACTTTGGCGGTTTTGTGCCAGCCGCAGGTTACCCTTTTACAAGCAGAACTGGTAAGTATAGATACATGGGCATGGGTGCTACAAATGGCACGAATTCTTTAGGTACGCAAAACCCGCCCGGCTACAAACAAGCAACAGGTAATGCGCAAACCGTTCCTGTTTATAACGCAACAACAGGCGCGTATGTTGGAAGCCCAACTGTATACCCAATAGCATCTTGGTATGATTCATCAACCAGTCTTTTTAGAGTCATCGCAAGTCCATCCAGTGTAGGTTCAACTTCTCCTGCGCTTTTGTACACATCTTCAACTGGGGCTACTTGGACAGTTACAACGCCTAGTATGGTTTCTCAAGTAAGCGCCTTTGATTCCCGCGCATTTGGTGGCCCGTCTTACTACAATGTAGGAGCAAGCGCAGTAAATCAAAAAGCATTTTTTGGTATGACAGACACTAATGGTAGTAGCCAATACACGTTTTTTAGAACAACTAATGGTGGCGCAACAATTACTGAAGTTACTACGGCAATAACTGGATCCGCCGCTTATTACACCCCTGCTGGCAGTTCTGCATGTAGGTTCAACCAAAACTATGATGGTACAACCGTGTTTGTTCCAGCTAACGCTAGGTGGGCATACTCAACAGACGATGGCACTACTTTTTCTGCTACAACATTTACTGGAGTAGTTTCAGTTCAAGATCAAAGTGTAGTGGGTGCGTTTTCTGCGGGAAACAACTCCAGTACGTTTATGATGATTTACAACTCACGGGTTTCAAGCAATCGTGTATTTGTCACTACCAATGGTGGTCAGTCGTTTGTCACCTACAGTTGGACTCCTGCCGGAACTTTAAACAGCTCGTACTACCAATGCCCCGGAGACTACGACTCCGCAAACACTCGGTGGTGTTTTGTTTATGGCACAACGGCTGGATGGTATGCCGCTGTTTCTACAAACAACGGCGCTACTTGGACACACAATCAAATTCAATCAGCCGCCTCAGATGATCCCCAAATGAACATTGTCTTTTTAGGTAATGTTTGGTATGTCTTTGGGTCAATTGGTATTTGGAAATCTACCGATGCCGCTACTTGGACTAATATTTCAACAGTCAACACTAATGTTCAATATACGCAACCTTATCTAGAACTTACTGACTATGTAATGATTGGCACTGTTGTAATTAAAAAATCAGATTTTTCTACTACTGTATTTAACGCAGACGCAATTATTTCAAATCAAAGTGGGTACTCAAAAGGGCTTTCAATGTATTTAGGTTCAGACGCTATTATGCAAGTCCAAACGCAGTACACGACTTTCCCATTACTTGTAACGTCAGCTACGGCAAGTACAGCAAACCTTTATAGCCCATACCCATACACAACACAACAAACTGGTAGTAGCGGTACATATCCAAATACCATTGAATATTGGAGAATCAAATGACAATTCAAATTGCATCGTCGTCTTTTATTGTTGATAGTAGCAAGTTCCCCCCAGCCGCAACACCAGAAGCGGCTCAGACACTGCTTACAAAGTTTACTGCTGACATTGCGGCAGATAAGTTTGACCAAGCAGACGAATCGTTTGATGGGTATGAACTTTACGTCAAAGAAGTAATTAGGACAAACAGGAATCACCCACCGTTTCCTGTTTATCCAAAATATAAAACGGTTTAAAGCATGAAGTTACATCTAGACATTGAGGTTGTAAACCAAGTTCTTGGTTACCTTGGAACACGCCCCTACCAAGAGGTGTATGCATTGATCCAAGCAATTCAAGAAGCGGCTAAACCACCAGAGGTTCCAAAGGTTGAAGATGGAACAAACGGAGACTAAACTTGCCGTGCATGAAGCTGTCTGCCTTGAACGATACAACAGCATAGATCGTTCTTTGCGCGAGGGAGACAAGCGCATGACGAAGATCGAGTACCTGCTGTATGTAGTGATCTTGGCTGTGCTGTTAGGCCCCGGCGTGGCGGCGGAAGTCTTCAAAAAACTATTTGGTATGTGAGATCGGACATGAATGCGTTGGCTCATTCTGTTACTGCTGTTAGGGCTAGTTGGAGCCGTAGCCAAGAATGGCTGTCACGTCCGAGAATTTTATGGGATAGGTTATACCGTCCACGATCCAACAGAACGACACAAACAAATGATGGCGTGGCTGGATCAGAACGCCAACCATTGCAAGTCAACAGAATACGTGGTGATCTGGAACAATCTGGCAGAGTGGTCAGGTTCCGCAGATTCCACATGGCTTAGAGCTAAAGTTGTTCATGGATACAAGGATGCACTTGAACGGGAGAAAAAATGATTGATGTATTGGAAATACTGCTTTGGTTGGCAGTTCCTATAAATTACATCTATTGGATTTTTATCCACAATGATCGACACTATTAAGTTATTTCCGACCGTTCAGCCGTCTGGGTATCCAGACAAGCATGACCTTGCCCAAAAAAAATTAGAAAAACAGCATGAAATGAACAAGGCAAATGAATTAGCCAAACAACAGCAAACTCAGTTGCAAGACATAGGATTTGAGATTTACTGTAAAAAGTCAGTGCAAGACCGACTTCGCATGGAAATATTCACAAACCGTAAATTGGACATATACGCATAATGGTTACAAAGAAACCTCCAGCCAAGGTAGCGCCTGTCAAAAGGCGTACACCTAAACCCAAAACGGAACAGATAATCAATGTATCTATTTCTGAGCCAGCCCCTGCCAAGCCTGAGTCCAAAAAAGACGACAGCACTGTTGGTAAAGTGATCGGTTTGATTGAGTGGGTGGACAATCCTTTTAAGCTGTTTACGGTCATCCTGCTGTCGTTCTTGTTCTTTGCTGGGTACTTTGCGTGGGATTCCCGCACCGTTATCTTGAAT